ATTTCCTACAAGTATAGCGCCAATTATAGCCCCAGAAAGTAAAGGTATCGTGGGTAGCGTTTCTAGTACAGTAAATCGTGCTAACAACTTCCAGCCATCACCTTGGACTAGTACTGGCCCAGGGGGCACTTATATAAACTACCAAGCCTACCTAGACCCTAATTTAATACAATTTGTTAATATGTGTTTAGGAGATGGTAAAGGCGGGTACGGCTCCACCACAGAGAATTATCTTGGAGATGATGACCGAGGTTCTGGCGCCCGCGCTTTAATGTTTAGTAATGGTAATCGTTTAGGATATAAGCGCGACTCTTATATGCGAGCAAATGCTACTGGATATGGGGGACACAGCTTACGTATGATGCCTTTACGTAATACTACAAATGCTGCCATTATAGTTACTTTAGCAGGGTATGCTACAGATTATTGGGAACAGGGATATGAAGGAACAAATTTATTTGTTTTAATTCCTAATACTAGCGTATACAGTACTGTTACTAGTGTTACTACTAGTAATATGGGTACGGGGCAAACTACCACAGATACTTCTGGTACTGCTTTAACTGGAACTTATTCTATTCCTGCTAATACTACTGTAATAGTATGTTTGGCAAGTACAGTATCCTATCAAACTACTTATAGATTTAAAGATACTAACTATTTTTCAGGTGTAAATAACTACCCTACAGGTATAATTTGTGATATGCGTATGCTAACTTCGTTGTATACATCAAGATTTAGCCTTCCTACTTCAGGTACCTGTATCGGTACCTCCTTACTAGCCCCTTTGTGGACTAAAACTGCAACCAATTTCGGAGATAGATAATATGTTTGTAAAATTTGAAAATAATAAAGGTGTACACATTGTTGGTATACTTGGACCAGATGAAAATGTCGCTGATTGGACATTAGTTGATGATTCCTTAATGGATGCTCGTCGTATTATTAAAGATGGAGATACAATTCGTGCGGCTACTGAAGAAGAAGTTGCTGCAGAATTAGCAGAATTACTAGTTAGTAGTACTGCCCGTAGTTTAACTTGGAAAAGAGATGAAGCTTTACGAGCTTCTGATAACTTAGTACTTGCAGATCGCTGGGCATCATTTACCGATGCTCAAAAAGCAGAAGTAACTGCTTATAGAAAAGCTTTACGAGATCTACCAACATTAACAGGATTCCCTTTAGCAGTAACACTTCCAACAGCCCCAGTACTATAAGGTAGAATTTTATGTCAAAAATTATAGTAGACCAAATACAAAAACTTACTGGGGGGGTAGCTGCATTTAATATCCCTACAGTTGATGGTACTGCAGGTCAGTACATGAAAACTGACGGTAGTGCAAATTTGGGTTGGTCTTCTATGACCAACCCAAATGTAGCTTCAATACCTGGAATACCTGTTCCAGAGGGGGTAGGTATTATTGGTAGTATAATGTCTAGAAGTGATAAAGCTAATACTTATAGTACTGGAGAATGGACAAGTAGTGGTCCCTGGACTACGTATTACAACTATGATATTGGAAGCAATAATAATGCTATTCAATTTATGAATATGGCTCTTGGCGATGGTATGCAAGATTCTGGTACTAGTGAAAATATGTTTGGTAACGATAGTGAACATCAATTTGGTAGAACACTACAATATTCTAATGGTACTCGTTTAGGGCATAGCCGAAACTTTTTTCATTATGATAATTCTACTAGTGATGCTGGTATTACTTTTAGACTTTTACCAATACGTAATACCACTAGCGCTGCTATATCTGTAAATATATATGCATATGTAAGCAATTATTGGGGGTCTGGGTATGAGGGCGGTTGTTTAGCTGTATTTGCCCCTAATGCGGGATTATACAGCGCTGTTACAGCTGTAACCGGTACAAATTTAGCTAGTGTATCAAGTACTAATGCTAATCAAAATAGTTTATCTGGTTCGTATTCAATACCTGCTAATACTACTGTAATAGTAGGGTTATCAAGTACTGATTGGTATTATACTTCATATCAGTTTAGGGATACTAATTATTTTAGTCAATTAGATACAACTTTTACTAATCCTGGTATTATATGTGATATGCGTATGTTACAAACATTACATACTGCAAGATTTACTAGTCCTATGACGTATGCAGGTGGTTTATCCGGTTTAATGCCCGGGATTTGGAAACAAGTCGCTTTACAATATGGAGACAGATAAATGTCAAGAATCACAGCAGATCAAATACAAAAATCAGGAGGAGCTGTATTTAGCTTACCTGTAGCAAGCGGTGCTAATAACCAATATATTCAAACTGATGGCCAAGGTAACTTATCTTTTAATCAGCCATTTATGTCGGATCCTGCAGTACCTTATTTAATAAGTCCAGAAGGATTTGGCAATATCGGAAGTACTATTAGTCATACAGACCGTCAGAATATTTATTCAACAGGTGAATGGACAAGTGGTGGTCCCTGGACTACGTGGACAGCGTATCAAAGTCATACTGATAATAATGCTATACAATTTATGGCTATGGCATTAGGTGATGGATTCACTACTTCTGGTACTAGTCAATATATGCAAGGTGCTGATGCAGAAAATGAATTACCCCGTAGAGTACAGTTTACTAACGGTAATAGATTAGGTTTTAGTAGAGATACAACTAAGTGGGATAACGTACAAGATTATGCTGGACATAGTATGCGCGTTATGCCGCTTCGTAATACTACTAGCTCTCCGGTAACAGTTAATTTATATGCTTATACTTCACAATACTGGAGTTCTGGTTATGAAGGTTGTCAGTTATTTTATTTTACGCCTAATACAAGCACTTATAGTACTGTAACAGGCGTAACAGGCACTAGTATTGCTACTAGTACTAGTAACGCTAGACAAGTTAATTTAACGGGTAGCGCTACAATTCCTGCAAATACTACTATATTAGTATGCTTATTAAGTACTGATTGGTATACTACTACTTATAGATATAAAGATACAAACTTTTTCTATAATTTAAATACTACATGCACTACTGCTAATGGTGTCATATGCGATATGCGTATGTTAAGCGCTTTAGCTAGAGGTAAATTTACAGGGCTATCATACGCAGGTGCTTTTAGTGGCTTATTTGCAACTATATGGACTAGCTGTGCAACAATATATGGAGATAGATAATGAGTTCATCTATAATTGAAAGACTACTAGTAAATGAAGTAAAAGAAACAATGAATACTCCTGCATACGGTACTTCTACATTTTCTACTACGGATTCTTGTACTTTTTATGTTAACTATAATCCAGGTACTACGATAAATTTAACTAATGTACAATTAGCTAATGATGGTATAATTGGTGTTAGTTTTATATCTCCACTAGGTACTATGGCAACACCTACAACTTTAACCATTAATGGAACTACTTATGTTATTAAGTGGTCTGGTGGTACTATACCGGCTAATACATCAAATTCTATAAATTTATTAGGATTATCTATTATTACAATAAATGGTGCAGTAGCCCATGTAATTGGCGGTAAAGCAAACTTTGCTTAAGGATAAATAATGGCATTTACTAATAGGATTTCGACCAGGGTTACCTCCGCTTTAGGCGGCGGGGGTTCAATTACGTTTAATGCTGCTCCTGGACAGGCTTTATTTGGTACTAACGTAGGCGCAGGTACTTTTTCGTGGAAAGCGCCTACGGGGGTTACTTATGTACACGTAGTAGCTGTAGGTGGTGGGGCAAACGGCCCAAAAAGCTATAATTCTAGTGCCAGTGGCGGCAGTGGCGGTGGTTTAGGTTGGAAAAATAATATACCTGTTGTTCCTGGAACAACATATACGGTTCAAGTAGGTGCATATGGAACTAATAATTCTTATGGATCTATTGGATTAATAGGAGGTAATAGTTATTTTATTAATATTACTACTGTAGCTGGATATGGTGGAGGTCATTGGTCTGTTGGAGGTACTAACGGGCCTGGGGCTAATGGTTTTGGTGGCGGGTTTGTTGGTGACGGGGGAGGTGCCGGCGGTAACACTAATACTAGTTATCAGGCAGGTAGCGGTGCTGGAGGTTACGCAGGTAGAGGTGCTAATCGTGGCGGTAGAACTCCTACAGGCGGTGGTGGTGGTAGTGGTTTTGAATATTCAAGTACTTATGGCTATTCATCCGGAGGAGGGGTAGGTTTACTAGGGCAAGGCGTTAGTGGGTATTCTGGTATGACCCCTTGGGAAACAACTGAAGGTAGTTATGGATGTGGTGGCGCAGGTTCTTGGAATGGCCCAGGTAGTAATGTGCAAGATTTTAATGGTACTAATGGAAATGCAGCTATTGGTCAAGGTAGACGCGGTATGTACGGTGAAAATCCTTGGTCAAGTACTGGGGAAGACGGTAATGCAGGTCTTAAGGGCGGCGAGTACGGTGGTGGTGGTGGTGGTCAAGGAGACGGCTGGCCAGGTAGTGGCGGTCAAGGTGGTCAAGGTGGTGTTAGAATTATTTGGGCATTATCTGGAAGAGCCTTTCCAGCAACTAATACACTGAATATGTGATTAATAATAAATAAAAAAGATATGCAAGATTTATACATACAATTAGTAAATAATCAACCCATAAACTACCCTTTATTAGGGGATAATTTACGGGAAGTATTACAAGTACAAGAATTAACTAAAGAAGTATTAGAACAAGCAGGGTATGCTAAATACGAACGTACGAATGTATTAGGATATTCTGTAGTATCTGAACATGGGTATAAACTACATGAAGATGGAATAGTTAGAGATATTTTAATTTTAGAAGCTTGGACTCAAGAACATAAATTAGATATATGGGTGCGTGATCCAAGAAATCATTGTTTATATGGGTGCGATTGGACTCAAATTCCAGGAAATGCTTTAACTGCTGAAAAGAAAGCAGAATGGGCAACATACAGACAACAATTACGAGAGCTTCCTCAAATTTATGCTAATATTCAGAATCCAAATGAATTAGTTCCCCCAACCCCTCCAACTAAATAAAACACGGGCTTCGGCCCTTGTTTACCTATCATGTCCCTAAAAGAATTAACAACTGAAAAACATGTGGCTGCAGAAGCCCACCCATTTACTAAACTATTAATAAGTGGAAATATGCCTAAAGAGGTATATGCTGATTATTTGCTGAATCAGCATATGGCTTATTTAGCACTAGAAGACCTAGCCAGTAGTAATAACCTATTAGCTGGTATTGAACCTATACGCAGAGCAAATGCAATTCGTAATGATTTGCAAGAACTAGGTATTACAGATAAATTAAAGATTTATCCTGCTACCATTAAATACGTAGACCACTTGGCAACTCTAACTCCACAAGAGTTAATGGCAAACATTTATGTACGCCATATGGGAGATATGTATGGTGGACAGATGATTAAAAAAGTTATACCTGGTTCAGGAACTATGTATAATTTTCAGAATCGTAGTGACCTAGCAGCAGAACTACGAACACGTTTAACAGATGATATGGCTGTGGAAGCTAACGTATGCTTTGATCTAATACTTGAATTATTCACGGAATTAGCAAATGAGCACAATATTCAATAAACTGAAAGCCCACGCACAAGCAATTGAAACCGCTTTAAGTACGCGGGCTTTTTTATCGTCTAATGAAAACAACGCTGGCTGGAATAATCAAGTATATACTAGTGCATATACTCGACGAGCACACTTAGATATTATTGACGTTTCAAAAGATAAAAGTCTATATATGATGCACTTATGCGTATTTCCGCATACTTATGATTCAGCTCCAATTTATGGTTTTGACATTATTGCAGGTACTAACAAAGTAACTGGAGCTTTCCTAGAC